GCTTAATGGTTATGCTCCAATATTTAGTCAATTTGGAACAGATATTTACGCAAGCGATGTTGTACAGCAAGCTATAAGTTGCATTGTTACTGAGATGAAAAAATTAACTCCACTACATGTTAGATTTAGTGGAAGTGACCCAATCCCAATTAATAGTAATGTGCAGAGGCTCTTACGTGAACCAAATGAGCGAATGACAACAAGTGATTTCATAGAGAAAATATTTTGGCAATTATTTTTAAATTATAATGCTTTTATTATTCCTACTTTTGATGTTACTTATGACAATGAAGGAAATAAAGTTAAAAATTATACTGGATTATTTCCAATACAACCAACAACTGTTGATTTCTTACAAGATTTAAGCGGTAAATTATTTATTAAATTCCAATTTTTAAATGGTTATGAGACAACTCTAAGATATGAAGATGTTGTACATATCAAATATAGATTTAGTGTAAATGAGTTTATGGGCGGTAATGAATTTGGACAACCAGATAATAAAGCATTATTAAAAACTCTTGATTTGAATAATACTTTACTCGAAGGCGTATCAAAAGCTTTAAAAAGCTCATTCGCTATTAATGGTGTTATTAAATATAATACTTTAATGGACGATGGAAAAATGGATAAGAATATTAAAGATATAGAAGATCATTTGAAAAATAATGAAAGTGGATTTTTACCATTAGATATTAAAGGTGAGTTTATACCATTGCAGAATAAAATTGAATTAGTAGATTCTACTACTCTTAAATTTATAGATGAGAAAATACTTAGACATTTTGGTGTAAGTTTACCAATATTAACTGGAGATTTTAAAAAGGAACAATACGAAGCATTTTATCAAAAAACATTGGAACCTTTGATAATAAATATATCGCAAGCATTCACAAAGACTTTGTTTACATCTCGTGAAAAAGGATTTAGAAATGAAATTAAATTCTATCCACATGAATTAATATTCATGAATACTAAACAGAAAATAGAATTATTTAATTTGTTAATAGACAGTGCTTCTTGTTATAAAAATGAAGCAAGAACGGCGTTTGGTATGCAACCATTACCTGAGCTTGCTGGACAACTTGCAATGTCAAGTAATAAAACAAATGCCGAAAATAATAAAACTGGCGATAATTTAAATGAAGATATAAAAGAAGATGAAGAGGGAGTTGATGATAATGAATAATTTTGAGAAACCAAAAATGAGTGAGTTAGTATCTAGAGCTTTTGCAAGCTATGAAGTTAGAAAAGATGATAATAATGAAACTGGACATATAGTTGGTGTTCCAATAGTATTCGAACAAGCGACAGATATAAGTGGTTGGTTCGAAGAAACAATCGCGAGAGGTGCTATAAGTGAAGATGTTTTAAGAGATGTTGCGTTTTTCTACAACCACGACTTAAATACAAAACCACTTGCCAGAACAAGAACAGGAAAATTAAAATTCGTTATTGAAAATGATGGTGTACATATGGATACAGAAGTAAATCTTAATCGAAGTGATTCGAATGATTTATACTTAGCTATACAAGATGGTGATATAGACGGAATGAGTTTTATGTTTAGAGTTGAAAGCGAAGAATGGACAGACTTAGAAACTGAATATCCTAAAAGAAGAATTACAAAGATTGGTTATGTACAAGAAGTAAGTGCGGTTAATTACCCAGCTTACGAAGGTACTTCAATAAATGCTCGTGCCAATAAATTGTTGGATAACGATTTAAAAGCGTTGGACAATGCCAGAGCAATTGTGGTGGATACTACTTCAAAACTTGAGTTACTAAAACTTAAAAACAAAATTAGAGCTAAAAAATAGAGGAGGAATTTTATTATGAAAAAATATTTAAAAGATACTTTACAAAGATTGAACGCAAAGAAAGCAAATTTATTAAAAAGAAGTGATGTATCAGAAGACATTAACGAATTAAAAACAATAGCAACTGAAATTGATGAAGTGAATGCAGAAATTAAAGAGGCTGAAGTAAAACTTGCAGAAGTTGAAGCTGAAGAAGTTAAAGCTACAGAAGAAAAACCTGCAGAAGAAGGAAGAAGTGCAACATTCAATCCAGCACAAGCTTTAAACGTTGTAGCAACAGCTAAAGTTGGAGAAGCAAGAACAGAAGAAGTTGAAGACACAAGAGCAACAATGGAATATAGAAAAGCATTCATGAATTATGTACAAAGAGGAACAACAAGTAATGTTCTACAATTTGAAAAACGTTTAGACCAGACTGGAACATCAAGTGACTTAGGTGTTTTAATTCCATCAACTGTAATTCAAACTATAATCCAAGGTGTAGAAAAAGTTTATGGTACATTATATTCAAAAGTTAAGAAAACTAATTTACAAGGTGGTGTTAAATATCCACTTGGAGCATTCAGTGCAACATTTAATAGAATTGGTGAGAATGAAGTTTCAGATAGACAAGACGCTGGTGGTGTAACAGGCTCAGTTGACTTCACATATAAGATTGGTGAAATTCGTTTAGCTAGAACATTATTACAATCAGTATTAAGTGTTCCAGTATTCGAACAAGAATTTAGTAAATTATTAGTTAAATGTTATGTTGAAGCAATGGATAAAGAAATTATAAATGGTACAGACGCTAACAATCAAATGGTTGGAATATTAAGTGATGCTGGTTTAGCTAGAATTCCAGTTGGTAATATAATATCATTTACAGCTGCTGAAATGGCAGATTGGACAAAATGGGAAACAAAATTCTTTGCTGAAATTCCAATATCATTGGAAAAAGCTGGTGCTGAATTTGTAATGGCTAAACAGACATACGTTTCTAATTTATGTACATTGAAAGATAATAATAACCAACCAATTAATAAAGCTGGATTTGATAGTAATGAAAAAACACATAAATTTAACGAATATCCAGTTAATAGAACTGAAAAAGATATTTTCAAAGATTTCAACAGTTGTGATAATGATGAATATTTTGGTATGTTCTGGGTTCCTGAAGAAGCTTATGCTATAAATTCCAATTTGGAATTTACAATAATCCATTATTTTGACCAAGACACAAATCAATACGTTGATAAGGCTTTAATTATAAATGATGGTAAAATATTAGACCCTAAATATATCTACTTATTCAAAAAATCAGTTCAAGCTTAATTTCTGTAGTAGGAAAAAATTCCTACTACTATTAAAATAAAAGGAGAGTGAAAAAAGAATGGATAAAGTATACGCTATAAAAAGATTAGCGACTAAACTTGTTAATGCTATAAAAGGCACAAGTTATACGGCCGATGATTTTGAAGGTGACACAGTTGTTACTACTTTAAAAGATATTGCTGTTAAATCTAGTCTTGCTCAAAGCACAGATAAAATAAAAGCTGATAATATTGTTGAAACTTTGGAATACATTACTAATAACTATGGTACTGAAGAAAACGAGCCTTACAGTTTAGTTACAACTGCAACTAGTACTACAATAGTAGTTACAAAGAATGGCACAGTAATTACTCCCGCTGACGATATTCTTTGGGATGGTGATGTGTTAACTATTACAGCTACACCTGAAACAGATTATGTTATTAGAACTCTAACAGTAAATGGAACAACAATTACTAGCGGAGATACTGTAACAGTAAGTGGAAAAGTAACAGTAGTTGGTATTTCTAAACAATTAGTAGATTTAGCTGTTACTGAAACTGAATGTGATATTGAAGTTGAATATAATGGAGTAACAGTCGAACCTGGCTCAAATGTAATTGCTATTGGAGATGTATTAACTATTACGGCTTCTGCTGAAGACGATTACGAAATGCGTACATTAACAGTTAACGGTACAGATTTTACAAGTGGAAATACACATACAGTTACAACTAATGTTGCTGTTATAGGTACAGCTAAAGAATTAGTTAATATAACAGCTAGCGAAACAGATTGTACAGTTACAGTTACTAGAGATGGAATAGAAATTATTCCTGGAACAAATGTAGTTGCTGTAGATGATGTTATTAAAGTTAATGCTGTTCCTGATGGAGAATTAACAATTAGTACATTAACAATTAATGGCGAAGCTTATACAGCAGATTCAGATTATACAGTTACAGCAACTGGTGTTGCAATTGTTGCAATAGCTACTTAAAATAATACTCAAATAAAGAAAGGAGAAATCTATGAAAAAGAAAAATAAAATCGTAGACTTTGAACCGATTGAAGAAAAAGATATTACAATTACTGATCCAGTTGAAATACCCGAAGTTAATAATATAAAATTAATAATTGATATTGGTTTTAATGATAAATTCACGGGAGTAAATTATAAAATTGGTGATGAAGTTCTATTTGAGAAAAGAAGAGCTGAAGAATTATTAAATGACCCACGTAAATTAGTTCGTAAAAAGTAGGTGATTATTATGTTAGAAGCAGTAAAGAAATTACTTGGAATAACTGGTACATATCAAGATGATACAATTTCAGGTTATATTGCAGAAGTACAACAATTTATGTTAGAGGGCGGAGTTGACTCTACTTTTGTTGAAGATGAAGTTAATGCGGGTGTTATAGCAAGAGGTGTTGCTGATTTGTGGAATTATGGAAGTGGTGGAACAAGTCTATCCACATATTTCATACAAAGAGTTACACAATTGGCTTTAAAGGAGGTTATAATTGATGAATAATTATAGACCACAACTAGACAATCCAATACCGCTAGTTTTATTAATTCCT